GTAGTAACGCTACCAGTAGTAAATCGAGTAAAATTCTATCGAGAGCATTTGGAACGGAGTGCTAATTCGATGAGAGAAATGATGATGGACTTGTGCCATGTTCAAGATAGAATTTATGCCGAGATAATAGAAATGGAGAACAGTCTACTCGAGTTGCAAGAGGAGATAGAGAGAGTTCAAAGATTAACCAGCAACATAGATACAAAGGAGGGCGACAATGCCGACAAAATTTAAAAAAGATTTTAAAAGATGGGATAGAGCTACCAAAACAACAACAGTTGAAAAGTTCTTTATCAAGGACACGCCTCTAGATACGCTAATGGAATACATTAACAATCCTATGGGCAGACCAAAAATCAAACAAAAGTGCAGAAATGAAGTAGTTAGACGAGGCTATACAATAGTAAGCAAGGTGGTGGATAGTGAGTAATAAGTGGCAAAGCGAACATAAAAGTCATAAGCATAAGACATCACAAGGTAATGGCAATGGCACCTTCAGTATCAATATGAACAAACATAAGAAGCGTTCATACAAGAAATATAGGGGGCAAGGCAGATGAAATATGTTTTAGCACAGAAAGACTATAAGGTTTTTAAGAAGAAAGTAGCAATACTAAAAAGCAAGGGCGTGGAGTTAGACTTCACAGTAAGCAAACCAAACCACAAGCGAGTAGGAATACGATTTAATAAAGAGTATGATTTCGGTGAGCTTGATAGAATAAGTGAGGAGTAGATATGTTATTAGAGATAATGCAGAAAACAGATAAGCAATTAGAAAAGTTGCGATTTGACCAAACCCCTACTGGTAAATGGGCAAGAAAAGAAATACAGCGTAGGAAAATGATAGGATATTGTGATGGCACAGCTATACCAAGAGGTGTAGATGCCTTAGGAAATCCTAAAGAAAATCCTTACGAGGTAGCAAATTGAAAAAAATTAACAAAGCAGTATGGAAACCATTTGATGGTAGCACAACAGATTATGTGCTACTGTTAACTGGTTATGCCATGCTGCTTTTTCTTATTAGGGAAGCAATATTATGATAAACGATTATGGTAAATTCGTGGACTCCACCACAAGTAGCGAATCTAAGTATACAGGCGATCTAGTTATGAGATTAACAACATTACAGACGCAGTATAAAGATGTTGCATGGAGTAGATTAATGACTTCTGCTATCGGAATGTTAGCAGAAAGTGGAGAGTTCGCTGAAATAATGAAGAAAATATTATTTCAAGGCAAAGTGATGAATGAGGATAACCGATTTCACATGAAGCGAGAACTAGGAGATGTCCTTTGGTATTGGATACAAGGCTGTATTGCCTTGGGTTATGAGCCAGAGGAAGTAATGAAAGAAAATATCAAGAAGCTAGAGAGCAGATACCCAAATGGGTTTGAAATAGCTAGAAGTGAGAATAGGGAAGAAGGCGACATATGATCGAGCTTTCTAAGATAACCTTTCTTACAGGGTTTGTATTATTTACAGTGCCTGTGATAGGTCTTGTTATTTATGATATGTATAGAAATTTAAAGGAGTAAAGTATGGCTAATCATGTATACTATAATATCGACTTAAGCCTCGACGCAGGACAATCGGCTTTAGTAGAAAAACTAGGAGAGTCCTGCAAAACGAAGAATGGAGAAATGGAGTGGATATCCTATGAAGTGCAAGAACTACCAATATACCCTGTGCCTTATGATGAGAAGGACTGGTATAGCTGGGGTTGTGAACAAATGGGTGCTAAGTGGGTATCTATGGAAGATTGGAATGAGACTTATATGAGTGGTCATTCCGCCTGGAGTCCTCCAATACCTTTCCTTACTAACCTAATCCAATACATCTACAATGAAGTAGGTGGGCAACCTAGTGCGAAAATGACATACGAAGATGAGTTTAGAAACTTTGTTGGCGTATGTGAAGTATGGATTGCAGGTGATGATGTTGATTGGGATTTCCAAGAAGCTGAAGGAAGTGAGTTTATAGAGTGTATGGAAGAATGGAGTGGTTGGAATACTAATGATGAGAACTTTGAATGGTGGGAAGTAAAGCTAGTTCAAGGTGGCGGTCATTATGAACCACAAGAAGTGCTAGACGAAATGGTTTATGGCTTCTTCCAAGATCAAAAGGTAATGGTGCGACATGACTGAACATAGTGCAAAAGTGAAGCAACGAGCAAAAGAAATAGCCGCTGAGAAGTGGGCATGTAAAGTAAAGGGCATACACATACATAGAATAAATAGTATGTATTATGAGCCTGACCCAAGGACGCTAAAGACTAAAAATGTCTGCGATATTGAATATAACGATGGCAGAATAGAAAGAGACGGCAAAGAAATAGTATCAAGCCGATATATTGGAGATGCACTAGTGCATGAGTGGGAGAAGTATAATGAACTATAGTAGAGAAATGACAGACGATATGGTAGACCAATACAAGGCTGCTCCAAATCGCCAAACTGTTGCGATTCTCGCAAATAAATATGGCAAGTCGGAGAAGTCAATTATAGGAAAGCTATCTAAAGAAGGAGTATATAAACGAGCAGTTTATGTTACGAAAACGGGAGAAAAGCCAGTAACAAAAGCAGAACTAGTGGAAAATATAGAAAGAGCTTTTGGTTTAATGAGTGGTGATTTGAATGGACTAGAGAAAGCTCCGAAAAGTGTGCTAAAAATACTGAAGGAGGAGTTATGCGACGATTAGTAATGACACCAAAAGGACTAGGAGTATGCGATCGAAATGAAAGCAGAAGACATGGTGATATGTTGTATCTGAAAGTGACGCTAAAGACTGAAGAAGTAGTGGAGTTTCTAAATACTGAAGTGCGATTCTTGGATCTAGAGGTAGAACTTGAAGAAATAAAAAGGCGTGAAAGATTAGATCGAATTACGGGAAAAATTGATGAAAAATTTTGAATTGGGCGAAGTTACCCCTTAGTTTAGATGTAATTGTAGTAAATTAATGAGAGACCCGCTTTTACAGTGGGTTTTTTATTGGATATTAAGATTAAATACTTCTCTCCTCGGTATTTCACTCTATTCATCTCTAGTCTCTTCTTCGCTTACGCTCGAAGAGCCTTAGTCAAAGATAAATCGAGTATACCTTCGGTGAGAGAGAAGGCAGTAATTAACTGCAGTAATTAATATAATTTACATATATTATAGCACAACTTTTGCAAGAAAGCAAGTGTTATTTTTGGGTAGGTCATCATTTGAGGGGTCTGTGAAAGTTCTATCTCCGAGAAAAATTATTCCTTCTTCGATAGTCCGTAGGATTTTGCTGTACTCTTTTAAGATGTCTTTTCCTTCCTTCGTTCTTTTTGCGTTTGCGTTTCCATGTTGGTTTCTCGTAAAATTCGAGTTCACGGCAGCGTTCTTTAATACCAGCGTTCTCACATTTCTTACGAAAGATACGAAGTGCACGATCTACACGCATATTTTTACAGTGAATACTAGGCAAGTAAGCCTCCTAACACCAAAATAATGATGCCGATTTGAAATAAAGTGGCGGTGAAAACACTAAGGAAGATTTCTAGAAACTCATCCAAATCTCCACCCCCTCTTTCTTAAAAAGTGTATTTGCGAATAAAGTTGCTGTTCAGACACTTTTAGCTTCTCACATATTTCAGATGTGGAAACTACACGATAATTATCGCGTAGGTATTGTCTTTCAGCGTGAGTCCATCTTTTATTCATACATCTATTATACAAAAATTCTGAGCAAAAGTCAAGAATTATTTTTGACCACCTGAAAAATTGTTCTTGACTTCGCTTCAAAATAGTAGTATAATATATACATTAATTTTAGGAAATAAAAATGAATATAGATGTAGCATATTTAATAATACTCATAGGATCGAACATTTGCATGTACAATTACTGCAAGTGGTATTTTATTCGACATACGATTGATGTATTAGAAGAAAAAGGGGTGCTAGTCCTTGAAGATGAACAAAAATAATTCTTGACATCATCTTCGAAATTTAGTATAATAAATCTGAAGTGGAAAAATTTTGCACTTCGGGTTTGGGAAGGACATAATCCGTTCTTAAAAACAAGTTCTTTCTGCATCTAGGAACATTATCGTTTTTGGATTATGGGAACTACTACCGAAAGGAGTAGATATTAATAAGATGCAAAGCTTTCTGTAAAGGAGTAAACAATGACAATAGAAAACTTAATACATAAGCACTTTCTCGGCTTTGACGAGAGATTTTTTAACCCCGTTGAAGATACACAGTATCCTCGACACAACATAGTAACACGCGGTGATGACTACTTTCGAGTTGAAATGGCATTGCCAGGCTGGAGTAAAGAGAACATTGAAGTCTCATTAGATAAGCGAGTCTTGACTATTGAAGGCACATCTAAACTAGAGTGTGGAGATGATGAAGATTATCTACACAAAGGAATAAGTGGAAAAATGTTTAGAAGAACTTTCTCCTTAGGCGAGTTCATAGAAGTTAAAGGAGTAAGTTTTGAAAACGGCTTGCTAGGCATAGAATTAGAAAAAGTCATACCCGAAGATAAAAAACCAAAGGTATATGACATTAAATGAAAACAAAACTTTATGAATTAAAAACTTTAGTTTGTGAAGATGGCAAGTTCTGCGATAATACTATGAATATAATAATACTACTAGGCTTCGGCTCAATAGTTATTCAGAGTATTTGGGCAATAACCTAACACGATCACAAAGGGTAAGTTATAACTTGGGAGCTTCGGCTCCCTTTTTCAAGGAGAAAAATGGCAAAGAAAGTTGATCCATACCTACTGATAGTAGCAATGGAAGAGGCAGGAGAATTTGCACAAGCCTGCTCAAAAGTGTATAGACACAATGGCGGGAAACGTGAGCTTAAATGTTTATCACAAGAAGTTGGAGATTTACAAGCTATGATAAATTTATTACGAGAGGAAGGTTTCGTAGATTTAAATGTAGCAGAAAAGAAAAGAATCAAGCGAGAAAGAAAACACAGGAGAAGGTATTGAAAACAAGCGCAGAGGGATTAGCCCTCATCAAAAAATTTGAAGGCTTAGAATTAAAAGCCTATCAATGTTCAGCAGGTGTCTGGACAATAGGGTATGGACATACAAAAGGAGTTCAAGAAGGCGATGAATGGAGTGAAGATCATGCAAATCATATGCTTGAAGTTGAACTAGAAGAATACGAAGGGTATATAAATGAGTGTGTAACTGCACCTCTTTCACAAAAACAATTCGATGCTATGGTATCTTGGGTGTATAACCTCGGACCTGCCAATCTAAAAGCATCAACATTACTAATCAAATTAAATCAAGGCGATTACCCCAAAGTTCCAGAGCAGATCAGAAGATGGAACAAAGCAGGTGGTAAAGTTCTGCCAGGCCTAGTTCGTAGGAGAGAAGCGGAGGCTCAACTTTTTCAAGATGAAGAATGGGAGCATATTTAAGAAGTTTTACAACTGGCTAAAATCATTATTTAACACAAGGTATGAACTTACAGTTAGTTATAATTCAACTTATGGCGACGCTGACGATCAGACCTTTATTGTAAAGAAGTTCTATTATAAACAGGACAAGTATATCTCCTTTAAAACGGAAAATAACGAGACAGTAGAAATTCGTGGCGCGGAGGGATTAAATTACAGGATACAGAAGGTATGAATCAATTTTTTATAGGAATTTGTTTGGTATTG